AGTTGAATTTAGTCTGCTTAACCCCAAGTCATCTACCAACCCCCCGTGTATTTCAATCTTATTTGACCCTCTGCTCCTGCCCTCAAGACGGTATATTGATTTCTTCTTTTAAATCCGTGCCGTTCTCTGTTCAAATTACGGACAATATCAGCGTATTCTCCTTTTTTCACCTTGTTATCGGTCTTGGCTAACGCTTCATCCAAATGCCACATCTTGATATTAGTAATAGCAAGCCTATCAATCAATTCGCCAACCGATACATGAAAACCTTTTTGTTTTTTCATACTATCTCCATCCTTCCTTTTTTGAACGCTTCGTTGACTATCCTATGATGAGAAAAATATTTACAGTCGAACTTGGCACAATTCACAGGGTTTATCCCTGCTATTTTGTTTTTATGTTCATCGGTTTCCCATATATCCTTGAAAGGTTTATCCAATATATTACCTATACACATATCCTCTCTTTTGTGAGCATCATCCCTGTAATAATAACAACAGAGATAAACATTGCCTCGTCCATCAATAACGGTATGTAATTGGTTAAGCCAGCATTTTGGCACATCACGGTTATAGAAAATAGAGTTTATGAATTTTACTTTGCTATGGTTATCTTTAATCAGTTTATTCAGAAGATATTCTGCCTCTATCTTCTCGCTGTCGCTTAATTCAGTTTCCCCTGTCATTGACTTAAACGAAGCCAAATCTACCCCTAACTGGCAAGCCAAATCAAAAGAAGCCTTTATATGCTGTTCATAATTTAAGTTCTTGTCCACATCAAACTTTAGGCTTATCTCGGTATCAGGAGATTTTGATTTCAATAGTTTCTTGATATTGCCGATTACTTCACTAAACATAAAATGCGGAACTCTTTTGTACCTGGAATATAAATTCATATCGCCAGTTTCAAGGCTTATACGGCAGAAAATAGCGTTTTTGGCTATTAAGTTTATTGCTTCATCATCAAGGTTATAGCCATTAGTTAAAAGCGCGAAGTTAGCCCCACGCTCAAGAATATGTTTTAACAAGTCATTAAAATAAGGAAGTGTTGTAGGTTCTCCGCCACCGGATAATTCAAAGTTCATAATCCCATAATCTATTAACCTATCTACTATCTTGAAAGCGTCTATTCTGTCGGGAATGAAATTTGATTTATTCCATTCAGCGAAAGCACAGCTCTTGCAATTCTGGTTACAGGCAAAAGATAACTGCAATACAGCATATAATGGTATAATCCATTCTCCCCGTTTTATGGCTTCTATCTTATCCCTATGTGCAAGTATCTTATATGCGTGCCAACTCATTCTATAAATTCCTCTATTCTACTTAATATATCTTTGCTTATCGGCTTAAAATCCTGCCAGTTATGGTTTTTCTGCGGAGCGGTTACATCACCGTGTCCGATATGGTAATGTTGATAAGGAAATGACAACTCATATCCATTCATAACCCCGACTTCTAACAATAAATTATCACAATGCCAATCTCCGTGAACAAGAGCATATCCGCCTATCTTGTAGTAAATATCTTTCTTTAGTGCGGTAAAATCACCAGCGGCGGTATTAAATCTATGAGTTACCTCAAAATCTCCCCTTTCCGCTTTACTTATTAAAGAGGGTGCGTCTAATTCTACATTCTCCTGCGGTATCTCAAGCCTGTAAGCCCTAACAATCATATTCCTATCAATATCTTTCAATACCTCATCAAAATTAACGCTTGGGAATATATTATCAGGATTGCAGATTATTAACTTATCTCCCGAAGCCTTGCTTATGCCGATATGTTTTGCCAAATGCTCATAAAACCTTATTTTGCTGTCTTTCGGCCTGTCTTCTAAAAGCAAGTCAGCTAACTCGCTTTTAACTGTAATTACCTTTACCGGGAACCCAGATAATGCGTCTCTTAATCTCTGCCTTCCCTCTAATGGACAGAAATCAACAACTATAATCTCGCTATCTTGTTTTAAGGCTATAATTGAGCTTATAGACACGCAAAGACGCTTGATGGAAGTGCCATTATTATAGTCATCATCACGGGAAGCCATTACCCAGCTAATCATAGTATTTCTTCCTCATCGTGTCCAAACATCTGCTTAGGTGCGAATTTCTCTACTAAAGTCATATGCCCTATTCTTTTACGGGAGGAAGCCCATATCTCTATGCCGGCATTTTTAGCTTTTAGGCAGAAGTTGAAATCGCTATGTAATCGGTATTTTAAATCTTCGCTATAATCCAAGACAAACCAGGGATAAGGTATCTTTTCAAATACTTCACGCTTGCAATAGGTAAATCCGTTGCCTATCCAACCAACTCTGAAAATATCATCTTCTGGGTATTCTCCTCTTTAAAAGCGTTCTGTTGCAATGGTCTATCAGGATATAGCTCACCTACATTCAAACACTCCTGCCTTGAGGCTCTTATTACAAACCCCATTATATCTTTACCTGATAAGACTAATTCATCTAAAGCGTCGGGTGGAAATGTTTGATCAGAGTCTATAAAACATATCCCCTTATATCCATTATCAAGCATAATGCGGACTGCCGTATTACGGGCAACGCCTATTTCACAACCTACTATAAAGCGGAAATCCACCCTATCATGGTTATACTTGGCAAGGCTGACTAAAGAAGCTACGCAATCACCCCATATCATACGGGGAGTAGCTACGGCTATAAGGACTTTTGAGGAATTATCGTTTGGCATAGTTTTTAATATATAAAAATGCTGAATAAAGCCAACTTAATGTCATCCATAGGCAAAAGACATAGATTATTGCTAATATAGGATGCTGGATAATCTCATTTATAGTAATCGGGAAACCTACCGGTTCTGGGTCAAAAAATTCGTAACTATTCATTTATCACCCCTTGTATTTTCTGGAATATAATTTCTGCCTGCTTATCCCTTTCTTTCTGAGATACAGCCGGATGATTTAATCTTAATAGTTGGCTTTGCAAATCCTCAATCTTCTTCTTCTTGCCTATCATCTTAAAACGCTCTGCTTCGTTTACATCAAGAGCATTGAGCTTAATTCCAGCCAATACATCTACTATTGTTGGGGTAAGTTCCCTTGTGCGTTCTGAAAAATCCGGGCGTTTAGATATAGCGTCCTTAACTTTCTCCCAAGAATAACCCCCCTTGCTTAAACCAGGTATTTCAGGAGCAAGACTCGGAGCAACCTGTCTATATATATAACTTAATACTGCTTTTGTAGCTTCTTGTGTTGTAGCCCCTATTGGTATAATCGTTTTACCCCTAAAGTCTGTATTCTTAGATAAATCTGAAACTAAGTTAAAAACAGGGTTGCCTACAAAACCGGATATACCCTTTTCAATTATTTCTGGTGATTGGCCTAATGGAAGAATATATTCAAGATTAAGCCATTGAGTTCTACCGTATTTATCTTTCCAGGGCATTAAAAGATTAGTAGGAACTCCACCTATATCTTTAAGCAGATAATCAGGCAATAGTTTCTTCTGCCTTGCGTATTCGTCCGGTCTCAACCCTTGATACTTGCGGGATGTTTCATTTATTGCGTCAAACAGGGCTTTATACTTATAGACAGCCATAGGACGGTTAACTATAGCCTCTGCGATCCTCGGAGTTGACTTGTACGTGAAGGTTATGAAAGGGGCTCCAAAAGGAGATTTTCTCGCCCAATCAACTATCTTAGGAACTTTTGAATAATCAAATAACCATTTCTGGGCTTCACTTGCGGCTAATTTCCTGTTTCCTGTTTTCTCTAATACATCCATATATTTAACTAATTTGGCGGATTGTTCCATCCCTTGATACACTTTACCAGCGGCGTCAAAAGGCATTTTAAGGATATTAGCCCACTTATTCATATTTCCGCCTTGAGTTTTTACATAGAAATCCTTTAGCTTCTTTATCTCTCCTCCGACAAATTCCCCTCCAACCGCACCATCCTCAAGAGCCTGTTGGTAAATCTTTCCCTTGTTTAATAATTCGTCAAAAGCCTTTGGGAATAACTTAGCTTGCCTGATATGGTTAGTCCCGCTTAAATCAAGAAGCATAGTATTGGATATTCCATTCCTGACTTGTGTAGCGGGATTAAGGACTACCTTGCCATATTTCCAGGTGCTTATGAATTTAGAATAAAACCCCTCTGATTGTTTGTTAATATTAGCAATAGCGTTAATATCTTCCGCAATCTCTGGGATTACATATTTACCTTTTAATGAACCAAGACTGGCGGTATCTGACATCTTGACTAAATTTCCAGTAATATTCTTATCAGCTACCCATTCAGGATTTTGCGCTACTTTAGAGAATAATTTGTTGTTTGCTATGTTAGAAGATATTTCTTTTACTCTTATAGCAGTAGGCAAGGCTGGTTCTTTAATTTCTCCTAATTGCCTTAATACCTCCTCGCTTAAGTCTTTCCTATGCTTTAATCCGCCAAGCCTTAATCTTAAATTTTTAACAGCACCAAACATTCCAGTTTCGGGTTTTATCTTAGAAGAATACATCCGGGCCATATAACTACCGATATTATCTTCAATAACTTTAGCTGTTTCTTCTTTTGGTATGCCGGACTTAGCAAGTTCAGTAGACCACTTATCCATCACCGCCCTGCCCTCTTTAGCGATAGATGACAATTCTTTATATCTCGGATTAGATAATAACTGCGGGCTTTCAGCCACTTCTTTTCTAAATATTCTACCAACATACTTTTGTTCATCAGGAGTAAGCAATTCTCCTGTTGGCTTTGTGGTAAGTGTCTTAGCCACTTGTTCTGCTTCTCTTGCCCCTGCTTCCCTACTTAATTGGGCTTCTTGGGCTAACGCTTGATACTCTGCTGGTTGTCCTCTGCCTACCGTAAGATTACGTTGTAATATCTTCTTTAGTGGAGATATGGCTGTCTTAACAACTTCTGGTGTTTTAGAGGCTATTAAACGCCCTGCCGCACCAGCAACTGGTTTTATGGATTTCATACCTAACCCAAAAGCTCCTGCCGTAGAAGGTTTATATGCCCTGACTATTTCAGCTAACATCTGGCGGGGAATAAACTTTAATGCCCCGACAACACCCTCTTGTGCGGTATCAGGTTCAATAAATTTTGCTACTTCCTCTACTGGCTTATCTAATAAAGCAAAAGGTGATTTTGTTTGAAATTCCTCATAAGCAGTCCGCGCTATATTACCAATAGTGGGTTTATCTCCACGATAAGGATTAAGGTTTTCATTGTCTTTAGGAGTAAAAAATTCCGTCTTAAGCCTTGCCTGCTCATCTTTGGGTAAAGATACAAATTTGTCGCTTTTGGATATTGTATTCCTAAAAATTCATTCTTGGTCTTTACCTTTTCTCCAAGAGGCAAATCCTGATAATCTTTACTTTCTATTATTTCACGCCAAGTAGCCATATTTACCAATTAGTGTCCATTAGGTTATCTTCACTATCTTGTTTGCCTGTTGAGATATTGCCATTATCTCCACCGGAAAATTCTGTTATATACTGTTTATATAAATCATCTGAAAGTTTCTTATATTGTTCTCTTTTAGTATCACTTAATCCAACCATCATAGAACCACCAAGCTGCTTATACGCTTCTTGTTGAGCAAGACGCTTAAGCTGTATTTTCTTAACATTTGTCAGTTGATCATTCTGGCCCTTAGCAGATTTTATCCCTAATCTCTGGCGTATAGCTTCTTGTGGGTTAATCCCTAATCTCTGTGATAATTGGTTTGCGATTATCTTGTTTATTTCAGGATTAACTTTACCAGTAGAGCTATCCATAAAAGACACCGGACCGCCCTGTTCTATTGTTGGAGAAGATGATACTATCTGTTTAGGAGTTAAGACATCTTGGGCTTGTTTTAATCCACCAATTATATCAAGCACTCCTTTGCCTAAATCCTGTTCATTAGCTCTTGAATTATAATAATTTATCTGCGCTTCTTTCAGTTTTTGGTTTTGTAATTCTTCATCAATATTTTTACCAGAAAGTGCGGCAAATACTTTTGCTAACCCTACCCTATCCATTATGCCACCTCCATTCCGGCGGTCATAAGTAACCTGCCACGATAAGCAAAATACTCAAATAGAGGTCGTAAAGCAATCTTAAATATGGGCTTATTGTGTATATAGTTTGCGAACTTTTCTCCATACTTACGATATAATCTCCTGAACCATAAAGGAGAGTAATTCTTAATATAGAACCTTGCCTCTATTGTCCGGGGATGTTCCCAACTACCGAATACCTCTTTGGCTACCCAGCACATCAGGAGAACAGTCGCTAAAGCAGACCCTAAATCAGCACTTGCATTAACTCCATATCCACTCGTGCTTGAAGTTCCGCTTGTTGAACTTCCCTGTGCCGCCGTAGATAACCCACCAGCTAAACTCGTAAGCCCTAAAGCAGAAGCTAAGGTTTTGTATAAATTAGCGTCTTGATTATTGATTATCTGATTATACAAATCTTGGTTAGCTTTAGATTCATTAGTCTGTATCTGCGACATAACTTTATTAGTCGCTCCGCTATTTAACATTCCCTTACCGCCTAATGCCTCGCTTGCCTGCGTAGCTTGTGCTTTAGCGGTTGCGGCATTGCTTTCCTTGCCTGACCTTAATTGCGATTGGCTTGAAGCGGTTAAATCTCCTTGTAATGCGGAAGAAAGAAGTTGCTCAATTCCTGTTCCTAAAGTAGATGTTACCCCGGAAGAGGAACTTAATATATTCTTTAAAGCCGCTTTCTGCTCATCGGTATATTGGTTTGATGTGGTGGATGAAGAAGAAGTATCCGAACTTGAAGAACTCCCCCCTACATCTCCCCAGCAATTACCCAATATCTGCATACATCCGCACTTCGGTCTTGACTTGCGTTTGTGAACAGCCATATAAATACCTGTCGCCAGCATACCGGAAAAAGCTAAAAATAAATAGTTCATAATTCCCCCTAATAAATTATTACTTCCCTATCGTGTTTCCTATTTTCCAATAGTAACATTTTGCCGACGGGTATTTGTCCCGTAACATTTTTCTTATATAAAGGAAGTTATCTTTATTCCTAAATTGTTTTAAGACAAGCATATTGTTTATAAATATACCACGTTCTTTTTCCTGCCAAGTAAAGAAACCTATAATCTGATTGTCTTTCTCCACGAAGCTAAACCTATGCCCTGCTATTGCCTCTCTTATCTGCCGGCGAACTTCAAGCAGTTTATTATAAGGCAACCTCAAGCCCTGCGAAATAAACATCTGCGTTAATGCGTTATCTAAAGTCATTCTAAAGTAAGTTGCACCTTTCCTAATTGTTTCTTGTTAACCTTGAAATACAGCCAATACTCGCTTCCGTTGTTATATATCCTCGGCTCGCCTAACTGCATATTGTCAACAGTAGGCTTAGTTTGAGATATATAAGTTGTCTCTGGGGTTAAATAAGCTCCCTGATGGACTTTATTGTGCTGTTCGTCTAAATTAGATAATGTAACAAATCCTGATTTCATATTATTCTAATGCCAATATTATTATCCTTGCGTAAGCAGAGGTTAGAACCCGTCTATTCCTTGACGAATCCGCGCCAACAAAACAATAATAATTCCCAGTAGCAATACTTACTGTAGTCGTAGTCAATCCGTTTATGGTTACGCCAGCGGTATTATCGCCCCAGTCATTAGTAATCCAGCCCCCATTGTTAAATGAAGCAAAATAACCTGAGCCATCTGAATTCTGAGCTACCTGTAAAGTAACGATACATTTTGTCGTTCCTAAGCTATGTGTTTTGCTATATATATTACTCGTGGTAATAGCAAACCAACCAGAATCATATATCTTTGAGGATGGTATATGATGGTTATCCACATATTTCTTATTTGATACCTCATAATCAGCGTCGGGAGCCTCTGAAGGAGTAGTGGGAAATGTCTCAAAGCTGACGACACTTGAGGTATCAAATGAGATTGTATTGCTTAAAGTCATTACGCCTGCGTCAACATCAAGGTTAGTAAGTAACTCGTCAATCAAGGCGTTTAATGCGTCGTCTATATCGCTTCCTGTGTTAGTTGTCCCGTTCAATTTATGATCTATTATCCCAGGCATATTATCCCCTTCCTCTCAATAAAATTTCTGCATTTTTAGGCAGTAGTGAATACCTAAACCTGATTGATTTAATTTTTACCGCTAACAGAGATTGTTCTGTAATTTTCAACCGCCAAAACTCGGCAAAGTAATTTAATGGTAAGATTACTTGTCTTATATTCTGGTAAGTATCAGTGTCTATACTTTCAACCAAAGACAAACTCTCGTCATTCTTGCCAAGATAAACCTGCAAGGTAGTGCCGTTAGTTTCATATTCTAATACTACCTGCCTTAACCGCTTAATCTTGTCTTTAAGACCTAAATCTATCTTTCCTGTGTCTAATACAAAGTTTATATAATCCTCATAAGGAGAACCTAACCCTGCTGAAATCTTTACTATGAAATCATCCCTGTAAATCTTTGTGTTAGCGTCGGGCAGGTCATCGGATGAAATCTTTAATTGGTATTGAATATAAACATTAGCAGAAACTCCGCTTATATCTGAACCAGTGTTATCAGTGAACCACTCACTCCAAGAAGCAGTTAAACAAGATGCCTTTGTCGCACCAGTCCTTAATCGAATAGCTGAACCGCCATTTGTCCCTAAAGCGACAGTCCAAAATGCCTTATATAAAGCTGTAGCGTTGATATATAGAACATCGCTTGTTATATAACCACAATGGTCTATCCCGTCATCTATCGTTGAGTAACTATCTATAGTAGCGGTAAGACTATCAATAGGAGTTGCGGAAAACAATCCACTAAATTCAGAAGCGGGTGCTAATACAAGTTCAGGATATTCTTCACTACCGCTTTCCGATAATCTTGTGAGTGTTCCTGTATTTATATCCGAACTTGTCCTTTGAATAATATCATTAGATGTAGTTTCAAATCTTAATAGCTTGCCTAAATCTGACTTACCTGCATACATCTGACCAAAATCTCCCGTGCCAAAACAAGGGATAAACGAGGATATTTGAGCTTCATCAACAGTAAACCCAAACTTACTAAAATCGTCATTAAACTGCAACACTAATAGTTTATGGTTATAACTTAATCCTGCCACATTATCGGTAAATGATAAGTAGAATCTTCCCCCGTGATATTCTCCTACTACTTCATCATAATATAGGTTATTAACAGTATTTAATATGTCTTTTACTCTTACGCCAAGAGAGCTTGAACCAGTAGAAGTAAATAATCTTAAATCAACTTCGTTTTCCTTGTCTATGGATAATCCTATTACGCCTCTTGGAGTGTTGGCTACGGAATACGGAGAACATACTCCACGCTTAGGATCAATCTTATTAACGCTCCATTGAGTTATGTCATTTCCTAAAGAAGTGTTGATAAAATAAGTAGCACCTGCCTTAAAACACAATACACCGTTATCTAAAGCGGCGATAGACAATACATCTCCCCCGTCATCTTCGCCTACCATAATATAACCATTCACCGAAGAATAAACATCCGGCATTGAGTTATAACTTATAATTGAAGTAATGTCTATCTCGCAGGAGTTAGGCTTAAGCCCAAATATCCTGTCTTTGTGCAATACCCCCATTTTCCATATAGGCGGTATGTCGTGGTCTATCTCTATCTCGGTAACTAAGTCTAACTCTGGTATAATGTCGTCATAATCGGTAGTGGTATTATCTTCTATCTTGTCAACCAGATAATATACATCCCCGTCTTTTAATGTCCTATAAATCTTACGAGCTTGGCAATCACTGTCAGCTGATACTGGAATACTGCTTAATTTAACACTATCCCTGCCTCAATAGAACACTCCACTATTACATCATTACTGTCTAAATAAGGATTGCTTTCCTGATAGCCTTCATCGTCATAACCGAATGTAATAGCGTATTTATAAGTGCCTGTTGTATAAGCCGAAGCTGGAACTGTATAATCTTCCACCCACCGGCACATAGTCTTGGTAATTCTGTATTCATCAAGCCATCCGTTAAATGTCTGTGAAGAAGCAGTGCCACCGATATATAATGCTCCTGTAAATGAAGGTATTGCCGTGTCATCGGTAAACTCTTGGACTACCCCGTGAAAACCTAAGTAAAAAGTCGTGCCTTTCCTGCCTACGAATATATGATACCAAGTGGCTGTATCTAATTCCTCAAGAGTATATGAACAATCAATTACAGTAGAACTTGAAGAAACAACCCTATAAATAAGTTTATATGTTCCTGCATCATTATATATACCGAATATCTGGTAATTGTTTGTATCTGTCTGCTGATAAGCAAATACTTTCCACGCAGAAGCGGAAGGAAGAGCGTTAAGCCTGAAATAAGTGTCTATTGTAAAATCACCACTTCCGAACTGTCCGTTTGCCGCTGGGATAGTAAGATAATCACCGCTTGAGTCTAAAAGAAGAGAAGAAGAACCAAATTTATAATATGAAGTGTCGAGCTGGGCATTTCCACCTACTGTAACAGTCTGACCCTTAACATCAATTATCGTAGTTGCGGCGTCTAATCCGTTGAAATGTGATAGGAAAACAGTCGGGTCGGTAAGAGTAGGTGAAGTGGTAGGCGCAGGGCAACCCATTTTCTTGATAGTCGTTCCGTCATATCTCTGGTTTTCGTCTGTCCCGTTGAAACAATAGAGCTTATCCTTATATTGTAGAAAAGAAAATCTTTTATTGGAAGTCAAGCCTGTTTTGATATTAGAGAATGTCCCTAAAGCATCATTTCCTTTCTTGAGGAAAGTATCATAGCTTATAATCAACTCTTTACTGTCTGTGCCATAATAAAATCTCTTACCGCTTTTATAGGCAGAGAACCTAAAGAAGTTTCATTATAATAAGTAGCTTGTAAGCGTTTAACCAGAGTCCCTTCCTCTTGGTCTATGCGGGCATTCTTAATCTCTTGGAATGAATTACCATCTTATCGGATGAGTCTATGTTGGTAATCATCCCTTTGGAGAAATCTTTGATTATAAGCTCTAATAATTCTTCGTTAGCCATTTAGCCTTCTCTGGATATTGCGTAAGTGCATAGGGTCAATTCCTGTCCTGTTATACTCCAAATCCTCGCTTTGCCTCAAGCGTAATATCTTCTTGTCAAGCAGGGCGTAGAAATTACTTAATGCCTGTTGAGTAGTATCATAAAATCCTAAAGAATATTTAGCTTTGCCTAATGCGTATTCTACTAATAATGGGTCAAGGCTTCTTAACCTGTCATTGTAAGTATATCCGGCAGTATCATCACCTGTGGTAAAAGGCTTATCAGTAGTTAATGCTAAGTCATTAGCATAAGCCCAATATTCCAAGAGGATAGTCAAATCGCTTGTTGAAGGTTTAGGAGTAAATTCTATTGCCCCTCCGTCAATCCGGTAATACTTCGGAGTTCCGCTTGCGGTTGACTTCCAATCAGTCCCGTATTCTTGAGCTAATAGGGGCAAAGTAATAGGAGTAATCGTAGAGCCGTCAAAACTCAACCCGCCTTTTTTTAACTCAATGAAGTTATCCGGCAAGTCATATTCCGCAGTTTCAGCTATGGACGAAGTGGTTGACTTATCCGTGATTATCTTTTTCTCGCAGACTTCCCTCTGGGCTTCGTTAAACCACGATAAACTGTAGCTGTATAACTTGAATAAGGAAATTCCGGTATCTGGATTTGGAAACTACTTATTAACTCCGTTAGCGTCATCTTTGCCTTCCTTTGCTAATCTTGACTGCTTAACCCTCTCAAAATTCCTGTATAAACTCGGCATATAATTAAAGTTTCCTATATGCCCTATCTGCTCAAAAGGATTAGCCCATATCTCAAATCCTGCTTCTTTGGCTTTACGGCAGAAATAAACATCTTCACCCATCATCCTTTTGTATTTGTAAGAACCATCTACCTGTTTCTCTTCAATCAATCCTTGAGACCTTACAATCTTATCATCAAGTTTTTCTTTCTGGTTTATATCAAACCAGACAAAATCAAAGAATGGCATTGAAAGCTTTTCCAAGACCTCACGCCGAATATAAGTAAAACCCATTCCGATATAATCAACCTTAAAAAGATTATTCTCTGGGTAGCTTTCATAAATAACATAATCTTTTTTCTCATTATCCCACCGGCTTATATTCGGATAATATGGCGCGCTTTTTCTTACTATCGGATAGCCGATTATATCCTTTTTGCACTCAATCAGTTTGTCTAAAGCATTATAAGGGAATGTCTGGTCGCTATCAATAAATAGCAAGCCATCGCAATCAGTTTCCAATACCCTTAATGCCGCTTGGTTTCGCGCGTCCTGAATACAACAATTATCTACCGTATGGAACATACCCCAATTACGGCTTTTAGTCAAAAGAGCGATTAAATCATTTACCATACCGGGTACTAAACTCCCGGTAGTCGGAACTGCTACAAGCGTTTTCTTAAACGGACTTTTTGGGGCGTCCCCTGTGGGCTTGAACTGGAATGGCATCTTCTATTTTTAATCTCTCCTTCTGTTTTTATTTTGTTTTTAATACTTTCCCACTCCGGGCTTGTATAATCTTTCCCATAATATCCGCTTGAAAGAGCAAGTTTAATTGTCTCTGGATCATTAGTGATACATTCCCAATCTTTGAACTCTAATACTTTTCCTTCTTTTCTTACTAATTGCCCCTCAATTTCTCTGGTAGTAGGAGAAACGAGAAAAATCTTATAATTACGATACTTGCTTGTGAACCTAAGTTTTTCAGGGTATTTTACTTCAACTTCGCTCATTTTATTTTCTCCTTTTTATGGGCTAAGGCGGGGGTTTTATCCACCGCCCGCCTGTTTTTTAACTATACGCCGTTACCCCTTTGATAACTGCGTGGCACGACTCATTCGTAGGCATAATGCCACAAACCGTGCGATACTCATCTTTCCGCTTGGTCTCGTCATTAGCCTGAATGTTGGTGCGTAGTTTTGTCCCTAACCCTCTCATTGTCCTCATCCAAACCTTATCCATATCAAGGACAATGCCATAGCCGCCATAGACAGAACCTTGAAGCAATCTATGTTTGGCTACCAAGAGTGTCCCGTGTCCGGTAAGATATTCCTTTATGGAAATACCATAAGTCTTATCGGAAGGAACGGTATTCAAAGCATTTCTTGCCCAGTAATTAAGAGCAGAAATTAGCTTCGGTGAAGCGAGCAACAGTTTGGTATTTGAACCATAAGCGAAAGCAGTTTCGCAGAATGTTTCAAAAGCTGTTTCCGTTGCTGTGGTCATTGTCGTTACATTGGTTGAGATAAAGCTCAATACCCCACCAGTCGCCCTGATCGGATGAGTTCCGGTAGAAGTATCTTCTTTTCTCTCACCAAAGAGGAAGGCCCGTTCAATGTCCACCTTATGTTCAATCGCTTTGATTAACCTTTCATTCTGGAAATCATTTCCGCCATAAAGCTCGGAGTTTTCCAAGATGTCGGTTACTTCAAAAGGCGAACGAATATCCTGAACATAGTTATAGCACTCAGTCTCGGTTTCAGACTTCAAGCCAGGTGCGCCTGCGCCTTCTTCGTTTGCGTTACCCAATACCACGATGTATTCATCTGCCGTGATAGTGTTAATGCTTGTTACGCCCCACGCCCTTGATACTGTGAGGGTATTGCTTGATACTCCCGTTACTAACATCTGCTCGCCGGTCGTCTCATCACGAATTACATCATAAGTTCTGAAGTAGCTTCCGTGAGCTACAACAAATGTCGTAGCAGTAGAAGTGTTAGCCGCACCGGTTCCTACGGTATCCCTCTTGGGAAATAAATCACGCTCAAACCAGGTGAACTTCGGGTTTATCGTGTCTTTTTTCTTCGCTTTAGCCATAATCTGCACCAACGGCGCAGCATCAGGCTGAAGCAGAAATATCTCATCAGGAACGTCAATTACCCGTTTCGTAGATAAGATATTTCCTGTTCCTCTTCCAACTGTTAAAATAGTCATTGCTTATCCTTTGTTAAAAAATGCGCTTCCAGGATGTTTTTAAGGGCTTCTTTCATCTGGGCTATTTCAGGTTCTACCTCTGGTTCTACGGGAGCGTTACCACCCGTGCCTGTGTCGGTGCCTTTAGCTTCAGACGCCCTTTCCTCTTCCTGCTTTTTGAGCATAGATTTTTGCCATTCTTGTATTTTGTTTGATTTCACTTTCAGGTATGCCTGTTCAATGGCAAGCTTAGGATTAGTCTTTCTGAAATCTGAACTAATCTTATTAAGCTCTGCTTCTATCTCCGAAGCATACTCATCTATGAAATCCTGTGCCTTATCATCTCCGCTTTCTTTGGCTACTTCGTCAATAAGCGATAACATCTTCTGCGTTTCCCTTTCCTCAAGGATAGGCTTCAATGTATCGTTTATCTCTTTAATAGCCTTGCTAAAATTACCTTTCTCATTTCCGATATTATGCTGGACTACCGCATTCACTATCTTGGCAATCGTCCCTACTCCGTCTTTTTCAAACTGCTCCCAGAAGGCTTTATTCAAATCTTCGGGGTTAACCTGTTGTGCTTGGACTCCTGCTTGAGCTTGCTGTTGAGTAGGTAACTGCTGACCTGCTTCTTTAGCTTTCTTTCCTTCTTCGGTATATCCTGTAACATTCCCTTGTTCGTCAAAAGTAAAATAAGGCTCTAACAGTTTCTTGTAGTTGTTGCGTTCCGCACTCCTCCGGGTAAATTCCTTCTCCTGGTCAACATAAGCCTTAAAAGCGTCTTTGGTTGAAGCAAACTTCTTCTTTTCGCATATCTCCGCAAACTCAGGAGAGGCTTTCTTTAATTGCTCTAATAAATCATCCTTGACTGTTTCAACTGGTTTTTCCTCAACCGGCTTCTCTTCTTTAGGTACTTCTTCTTTCGGAGTTTCAACTGGTTTCTCTTCTGCCGGCAACTCATCATTAGTCTTTGGTAATTCTGCTCCCGTTATTCCAAAAGCGTTAGACTCTTGAGGTTTTCCAAATACTTCTTCGCTGTTTATCTGTTCTTCCTGTGCATCATTTTTGACTTCATCACCCATTTTTCTTACCTCCCTTTTGTTTTGCTTTCTCTATTTTTTCAAGCTCATCTTGAGCCTGTTTTAATTTTAAATCTTTGCTCTCTACAAGGCTTATAATCTTCTGGGCTGTCCTGACTACATTCTTCTGTGATAGTGTATTACGGGCTATCTTCTCATCATTAAGACTGTCAGTATTGGTAGTCCAGAAAGCGTCTTTAGCCGGTTCGATAACTTCCTTTTCAATTCGTTCTTTAAGTTTAGCCCACGCTTCCGACTTGGAGAAATCACTCCACCATTGGGAATCTGCTATAACTCTTTGTAATGCGTCTGTTCTACTGTCCGGCATTTGGTAATACTCCTTGTGCTTGTCCAGCCCCTTGAGACAGTTTATTCCTTAAGGCTTGGACTATCGCTTGCCTTGGGTCAACTCCCTGCATTTGACTGCCTTGAGCCATACCCAATAGATTCTCTGTCCCCTGTAATAAACTTTCGTAATTAGGAATATCCAAAACATCAAGTATTCTCTTACGAAGTTCAAGCTGGTTGAAATACGGGTCATTCTTAGCCTGTTGCCAGACCTGCATCATTCTTTCTTCCAGACCTGCTAACTTGCTTGAACCTGATACCTGGATAGAAAACTTACCAGCTATATCCCAGGGATTAAGTTTAACTTCCATATCTTCCTTGAAAATCTTAGCTGTGTAGTCCATAGGAAGTAACTGCTGGTCTAACTGCGCTAATTGGGTAAGCATCTCCTTGAAAGATGTTTTCTGCAATAACTTGATACGATAACCAAACCTGCGAAGTGCCGCTTGCTGTAATCTAACAATCCCTGTTGCGGTTTCCTTTCTCTCAGGTGTCGCACCTTGTAGGTATTCCCAAGCTCCCGTTACCCTTTGCATATTCTTATATTGGACTTCCGGCTCTTGATATGCGGCGTTAGGTAATTGAGGTTTAGCTTGTGGGACAATAGCCGTAACATCATCGCTCCATATTACTCTTGACGGACCGGAGATTATATCATCAGGGTTTATTCCAGAATTACGCTTGGCTATGTAAGAAGTGTTTATCAAATCAACAAGGTTATCTAAACGGAAATTAGTCATATCATTACAAATCTCCTGCAATGGTATGAGCAAATCAACATCGGATATGCCAAAGAACTCCTTGTCTAAAGGATAATTCTTAGCGTCAACATAGGGTATCTCTCCGTGCTCAAAAGGATTATTTGTATCACGGATGACGACTTTCTTGTTAGCGACTATTATGCACCTATCCTCACGCCAATACTTTATTAACTCAACTGGCTTATTTATCGGGTCTTCGGTAGCTCCTGTTGATATTCCAACAAGGTTATTCATTTCTTCCATTACTGACTGATAATCACTTGGCGGGCGGCTTCCTTTTATGCTATCTAAATTCTTATAAGTTCTACCTTCTTCAAGCCCTTGAGCCTTTAGTTTCAGTATGAAATCCCAATCAACATAGGCCCTCTCTATAAACCAAGAGCTGTCTTTGATACTCTCTTTGTTGGGCTGGGGAAAACAGTTCTTTATTGAATACTGTGTCTATATAAGGGTCATTGACTACATCTTCTTTTGCTTTACTTTCACGCTACCCACAAGCCCTAATAACGGGTCTTGTATCCATTCCCTGCGTTGGAACTCTTTTGTCTTTTTATGCCAACCCTGATATGTAACTCCATTCCCAAATATGAGGATAGACTTAATCCACATAAGTATCTTTGAGTAAAACTGCATTTTCTCTTCAATTTGGTACTTGAGTAGTATCTCGGTATTCTTGGCTTTCTGCTTGTCTTGCCCGGTAGCTCTGACTGCGAAGAAGTCATCTCCGCCTATCAGAGCCTCTACGAAATCGGGTGTAATGCTTTCTATGATTGAAAAGATGTATGGTAGGAATAACTGATAGCGATACCAGTATTCAGCGTCAAACTCACGATAGGAGCGGTAATAACGATAGGCTTTTTCAAACTTGTCGTCAAAACTTTCTCTGTATGCTTTTGATATATCAAAGCGTTTTGTAACAAGCGTCAATATTTGTTTTTCATCAGTCAAGCTACGCTCGTCAGTATAAGCGGTTAATCCTGAATATCCCATTATTCACCTTTCATTGACTTGACTAAATCTTTCTTTTCCTTTACGTTTACCGAACTCTATTGATACAAAATCTAAACAAGCCTCATCACGCTTACCCTCTTTGTCTGCTGTCTTTGATACCCTGCGGACTATTACCTCTGCTGTAATGGTGAACTTCTTTCCAGCGTCTTTATCAGTTAAAGGCAGGTCTTTAACATCATACAACGATAAAGAAGGATACATCATCTCGTTGCTTGGTTTCGGTGGTTTACCTTCAGCTACCGGCAAAATCGTTTCTATCTTATGCCCTAAATTAATCATTTCTCCCCCTTCATTGATTTAGCGATACCGCCACGCTTATGGCTTGAAAAAACTCCCTCACATTTTCCTACTGCTGCTTTCTGATCTAACCCTTCTTTCATAGCGATAGGAACGCAACGCCCTACAAAATCGTTTCTATTCTCTCCTGCTTTTGGTTTTGGCATACTGACTCCTTTAGTTAAATCTTGGTTTGTTAAAATGGTAATTAGGCTGCCTTTCAGAGTAACCGCTTTTAATGACCTGAAACATATTTATAGCTATATATTCTCCGCAGTTCATAAGATGTTCATAAAATCCGTCTCTGAATGGCATCTCAAACTTACCCTCAAACTGCTGTTCTTCCCTCTTCTCCGGGTAATGATAACCACCCAAGAATCCATCTATACAAATCTTACAATAGCGTTTATCTATCAATAAAGAAGGTTTATCTCCGTTAAGCCTGGATAATCTTCCTTCTATAATTTCCTTGCGTTCACGATAGGTTGACTGCTTGGTAATGCACCTAATCCCTTTTGAAGCTAATATCTTCCAGCTTGTTAATTCTGATTTATCGTTTGACTGATGGCAAGCCGGGTCTCCGTAATGCTGTATCCTGGCTTTGGGATAATGCAGGTTTAATTGTTCAATTACATAATCTCCGAACTTGTCTATCGTAATATCCCTGCCCATTATCTCCCTTAGCCAGACCCACCTGTCCGCTTGGTCTATTTGGGTTATCAATACTGCCGGGAAGTGGAAACCGAAATCCCAACCGCATATTAGTTCTTTATTAGGATTCCATTCAAATTCTCCGCAATGTATTGGCTCTTTAAATCCTGAATAATAAGGTTTACCGCTTACACTAAATCCCGTTTTGCCATATAAATACTTCCTCTTTGCCGCCTCTGGCATACTCTCTAATGAGCCACGATAAGCAGTAGGCAAATTATCCCAGTTTTCATAAGTGGATAACTCCATAACTTCAATATCCGGGTCATAGTTATCTTTTGTTGAATCGGTAACTTCAGATAACCAGTGGGTTTCGTTCGGAGGCTCGGACTCCATAATAATCATACAAGGCATATTTTCTTGCCTACACCTGCGTTTCAACGCCCTATAAATCTGTTCTGTTATCTCG